TTTGTATGCCAAGTTATCTTCCTGAAATACGCAAGACATCATTATAACATCTTCCGCTTCAAAGTCAAACTTATTGATGGGATATGGCGGACAGTTATTTCCTATACAAGCAAGAACTGTGCCGGTATTGAAGTATTCTTTCTGTATTGAACTGATCAGATTAAGACCGCTGAATTTGGCCTGAATGTTTAGCATACCGAAATCAGCACAGACTGTAAGTATTTTCTTTCCATAAAAATGCTGATAATGGTCTCCGATAAACTTGGCAAGATTGAATGAGTGAGTCGCTTCAATATGCGGAGACGGCATAGAAAACAGTCCAGTATAAGGATCAACAAAGTTGATGCCTCTTAGCAACTGATCCACTTCTGACACATTGTTAATTAACTTATCATAATACCAATCTTGCAGATCAGCATCATATTCTCGATTATTGAAGAATGATTGTATTCTTTCGCGCCAGACATCTCTGTTCGGCAAATCAGGAGTAAGAAGATTTGTTATAGGACTCAGATTGTATATCATGATCAAAAAGGAAGTTTAGTTGTATTTGACTTTGGTAAAAAGTTTAAGTCTTCCGCTTCTAACTGGATCTTAGACTTGAGAGCCGTTGAAATTAACTTGGCCGCAGTTTCTACTTCAAGCCCAGTATTTTCACAGTGCATCAGGATAGCATCCATGTAAGGCATCTTCTTGTTCTCTACCAACATTTCGATGCTAATAGAGAACGCATTCACTTCATCTTTTGTAGGCATATTACTTTGCCTTATCTGGAGTATATTCCTCAGATAGTCTGTAATTTGTCTTTACATCAAACATCATCTTTTCTCCATTTCTATCAATTAAAATCTTGACGATTTCATCATCACCATTCATTTGTGACAACTCGGTAATGATATCATCAGCATCATTTGGTTTTACGCCTTTAGGATGATTTTTTGGCGTATAGATTTCCAAAATCTTATCACCAGACTTAAGTCCAGCTTTTCCTGCTGCACCATCAGGCTCTACATTCTCTAATATAACAGAAGAACCGTCGTCTGTCAACCCTACTTGTACGTTTAATGCTCTCCACTTTACTTTACCGAACTTCTCGAAATCGTTTAGAACCTTCTTGACAAGATTTGATGGAATACAGAAGCCATAACTTCCGCCGTCACCAGTCAGCATGAGTTCACTAACACAAACAATCTTGCCGTCTTCATTGAAGATCGGGCCGCCTGAGTTGCCTTGGAAAAGTTTAGCATCAACTTGATCTATGTACTTTGGATTTTGACCCATTCTTCTGTTCTTTGAAGAAATGATTCCTTCTGAAACAGTCCATGTCAGGCCCCAAGGATGACCGACAACGACAACCTTACTGCCTTCTTTTGCTTCTTCGCTGTTGCCTAGTGTGAGATTGACAGGATGCTCTTCTGCAACAAACTTATCCCAATCTTTTAGCTTGATAACAGCAAGATCAACAATAGAATCGGCATGAATGACATCAGCCTCATATCTTCTTGAACTGTTAGGAGATACGATGGTGATCTTACCTTTTCCGTCGATAACATGATTGTTTGTTACGATCATATTGTCGTTTAGAATGAAGCCTGTGCCGATGCCGCCATTTGTTGTGTCAATCTTGTTTTCAATTAGAACGATACCAGGCTTTACCATGTTGACAAGTTCAACTGTATTATTAGGCGTCTTGTCCATTTTGAATAAAACAAAAGACGCTATCAACGGTAACAATATAAGAGCGTAAAGCCATACAGGCATTGAAAATGATTTCGTCATCGACTTATTCCTTTCGCTGGAGGCGTGCCACGTTCGACAACTTCAATGTCATTTGGTGCTTCCGGTTTGTAAGTGTCTTTTTGATTAGGCAACATTTTATTTACGATATCCATTAGCATCTGAGAAATGTCATCAGATGTATCACCATCAAACTCTTCACCTTCGCCTGTTCCTTGTTCAGCAGGAATACCGTTTATACGAACTTCTTTGCCTTCTTCCATAGCCTGCTTTGCGTTTTCAAACTTAGCTGCGCGACTATTTGTATACTTGATATAGAATGTCTTTGGTGCAAGGCGAGGATATTCATACTCATACCACTTTCTTTCATCAGACAGAAAGACTGATACGTATATTGCACCTTCATCTTCACTTGAAGGATTAACAATAACAATAGATGCAATAGTGCCTTTGAGTTCTTTTGGTTCTTCTGCTGGCCATCCTTTTACGCCATCAAGAGAGAAGTATAGTGCATTTGCAAGACACACAAACAACGTAAGAACAGCAAGTCTATTGATCCAGTTGTCATAGTAGAATGAGCCTGCAATGTATGCAGCAACAAAAAGTCCCATTACTAATAGAAGGGTTTGTGTCATTATCTTTCTTTCCTCACGCGCACGAAGTCACTCATGAAGCGAATAACATTCTTCTGGTCATCTACGACAAAACGAATAGCTGTCTTTTCTTCCCAAACTTTATTCAGAACAATATCAACATGCTTTACAATCACTAAAGTTGGATTGATCTTCGTCAACTCTACAGAAACAGGAACATTTGTAGATTGTCCTTGGCGCATACCTTCCGATTTCTCGGTTTGCAAACAAGAATAGAGATGTACATTTACGATATACTCACCAGGAAAAGTACCACGAAGTGTAATATATTCTTTGTTATCAGGATCTATTGTAGTTTCTACGCCATTAACATCAAACACGCTTCGACGTTTACCCATATCATCACGCTCATAATACATCAAGCCGCTTTCAGGTATTTTGAATGAAACGATATTGTTTAGTGGATCACGAACCCACAAGTCAACGTCACAGTCGATGTCGTTTGGCCATTCTAGTGAAATGAGAAAGTCGGCATTCTTCTTGATGCCTTCGTTGTTCTTTGTGATTGGTGCGATAAGGAGAGTTGTCAACATGAATATGACAACAGTGCCCATGAGAAGGGCTATGAGAAGGTCGATGTATGCGGTGCGAAAATCAAACTTTCTACTATTCTTCATGGTCATATGTTACTGCATATAGCAGAGCCTTTGTTATCAAACTGGACAAAATACCAGTTGCATTTGTGTATAGAGCAATACCTAGACCGACCGACATATTGCCCAATAGAGCCGCTAGACTTGCAGGATCAGAAACAGAAGCAGATGTGATACCAGAAGTAAGAAGATAGATGAAGCCGATGACAGTACCCAACATGCCGAGGGCTAACATTTGTTCAGATAGAAACCAGCAGGCATCGACAATCTTGCTGCCAAAATCTTTAGTGTATGCGATATAACCGATTAGAGCGGTTGTTACAACATACAAAACAGCGAGGGCTGTAGTGATCATCGTAACATCATCATTCCAAATTTCAGCGACGATTCCGTGATAATAGGCCCAGAATACGCCAGAAGCTACTGCCAGATTAGTAATCCACCAGATATAGAACGGTTTTACGACTTTCATACAGACCTCGCTAATTTAGTGCCTGTAGTATTTAGTGATTACTCCAGTCTGAGAGATGCGACACCTGCGGCTGCACCAATACCAGTCTGACCAGAGACAGAAACAGGATTCAACACGATTCCATTCTCAAGCCCACCAACGAGAGCATTAGCTCCGACGCCGACAATCAACTGAGCCTCAGCATTAACGCCGATGTAGGTGCCCTTGAGGCCGCCGTTAGAAGTGCCGTCAACACCAAATACTGCCCAAACAACAGTCTTGTTGCCTGAAACGCCAACATCAACGCCGAGACGCGAGAAGGTTGCAGTGTAGTGCTTAGACTTTCCGTTAGTTGCATTGTAAGTGCATTCGCCCTTACGGACAGAACCGATGAGCAAGCCAGCGCCGCCCTCAATCTGACATGTAAGAGTGCCAAGCTTTACACCATTGGCCTGTGCAGGCGTGAGCATAAGTCCAGTGGCAATAAGAGCCGTAGCAATAGTAGTCTTAATCATTATTATTCTCCAGTGTTTGATACAAAGTTATTCAGAGTCTTCGCCAATTCAATGACATTATTCACATCGATAGTCGGAACATTTGGAAAATTAGGATAACTCGGATTATCCAACCTGCGAAGCTTGTCGCATTCCATATTCCAATCGTTTTCGAGACGAATGCGTTCGTTCATTAGATTTTCGGTGATGATTGATTGCGCCATCATGAGAAGTTCATAGCGAAGTTCATAGGGGGTTTTTGACATAATATATTCCTGTGTTGTGTGTTAAAGCGGCCCGTTCTGTTTCTAGGTGGAGCCATACCCAAAGCACTTATGCTGCTAGAGCGTAAGCCTTAGATGCAACGTTGTTATCGTTAGCATTTGTAGTTTTGCGCTGTATACGACAGTCGCCTCTCGGTTATCTCCAATTCACTATTCTACGCAGGTCGAGCCTAGTTCGCCCCCATCAAGAACACACCAAGCAAGGACATAGTGGTCTCAAACCACAGTTCTTAGTTGATTAACGCACCTTGCGGAAACTGAACCGTTTGGTGTGTTCGTGGTGGAGGCGGCGGGAATCGCACCCGCGTCCAAAACGTTTTTCGATCCTCTTCATCGATAACAGAAGTATATATTATACTAGTTACTTAGACTTGTCAACTCTTTTCTTGGTCTTCTTCTCTGTCAATTCAGTATAAGGCGTCCAACGCTTGATGCTGCCATCTTCTTGGACTTTAATGTATCGTTGTTCTTCCAAGGCTTGCAAAGTATTCATAGCACCAACAACAAAGCCTTGACGCCTGCTGATAAAAGCACATGCTCCAAAAGCAATACAGACTGTTACGATCATCCACGGTTCTAGGTACATTAGAAGTTTTCCTGTTTATAGAGATGAATTTTTTCTAGTAAGTTTTGGATATATTGGTTCTTGTCGCGGATGAATACCTGAGGCTGTTCGCTGTCATCACATGAGATTATGATGACGATTTGATCCATTGGCTTGCCAACGAGTTCTTCATACATGAGAGCATAAGCTGTACCTTGCTCAAAGTAGTTTTCGATCCACGCTTCTTTCTTTTGTCTTAGTGAAGTCTTGAAGTCGATGATGGAAGGAACACCAGCAAACTCTGCAATACAATCTGTTCTTCCTGCAACACCAAGCTTTTCGCTGTACAGAGGACTCTCAATATAGTGTATATTGTCGATCAAGTCAAGTGTTTCTTGAACGTCACGAAAGGCTTGTTTCATATCTGGCATTACACCATCAAGGAAATGTTCTTCGTTTCGGAGATAACCTTCAAGCATGTTGTGAAATTTTGTGCCTCGCGTGGATGCGCGATACATCACTTTATTGGCCTCTTCATGACCAACTTTGTTGCGCCATTCGATGAGCGACTTCTTTTTGAAATGACTAAGAACAGTTGTAACCGAGGGCAATTTCTTGCCGCTCGGTGTAACATAAAATCTTTCACCTGTGCTTTCGTCTGTGGGCAATTGCTGTAATTCAGGCAAGCCCTCAACGAACTTAAACTTCTTCAT